CGGTCCCGCGGCGGGATCCCGATCATCTCCGTCAAGAGCAACCTGGCGCCCGCGACCGCGTTCATCCGCTACGTGCAGGCGCTCGCCGTCTCCAAGGGCTCGACGCTGCAGGCGGTCGAGTACGCGAAACGCTGGCATGACTCGACGCCGGAAGTCGAGCTGGTGCTCAAGGCCGCGGTCGCCGCCGGCACCACGACGGACGCCACCTGGGCCGGCCCGCTCGCGCCGATCACCCCGTTGACGACGGATTTTCTCGCGCTGCTGCGGCCCCAGACGATTCTCGGCAAGGTCGACGCGTTCTTTAAAGTGCCGTTCAACGTCTCGGTCGCCTCGCAGACCGGCGGCGGCACGTATCAGTGGGTCGGCCAGGGCGCGCCGAAGCCGGTCGGCAAGCTCCAGTTCGGGACGATCACGCTGTCGATCCTGAAGTGCGCCGGCATCATCGTCATCACCGAGGAGCTCGCGCGGACCTCGACGCCGTCGGCCGAGGAAGTCATCCGGCGCGACATGATCGCGGGCATCGCCGCGTTTCTCGATACCGAGTTCATCGATCCGACGAAGGCCGCCGTCGCGGGCGTGTCCCCTGGCAGCGTGACGAACGGCGTGACGCCGATCACGACGGCGGGCACGTCGCCGGCCAACGCGCGGACGGACATCCAGGCGCTCGCCAATGCGATGGCCGCGGCGTTGATCCCGAGCGCCGGGGCCGTGCTCATCCTGTCCGAGACCAACGCGCTGGCCTTGACCAACGCGCTCAACCCGTTGGGGCAACCGCTCTTCCCGGGCATGTCGCAGGGTGGCGGCATGATCATGGGCTACAAGGCGATCGCCTCGCAGTCGGCCGGCAACACGGTCGCCCTCGTGCAACCGAGCGCGATCCTCTACGCCGACGATGGCGGCGTGACGATCGACGTCAGCCGCGAAGCCTCGCTGCAGATGGATTCGACGCTCGACAATCCGCCCGTCGCGACGACGCTCTTGACGTCGCTGTGGCAGATGAACCTGGTCGGCCTGCGCGCCGAGCGGTTCATCAACTGGAAGAAAGCGCGGGCCGGCGTCGTCCAGTACACGGCTGCGACCTACACGGCGTAAGCGCGCGATCCCTATGACGACGACAGTCTCGATGACGGTTCTGCGTGACGGGTACTGGGACGGCCAGTACCCGCGCGCGGGCGACACCATCACCGTCGAGGCCCGCCTCGTCGAGCAGCTCGAGATGGCCGGCTTTGCGATGCGCGTGATCGAGGCGCCGCCCCCGCGCGACGCCTCGGCCAGCACGCCGGGGAGGAAACATGGCCGGTGACTCGATCGACGTGACCGCGCGGACGTATCACACCGAGAACGGCGTCGTGCATGCCGAAGGCGAGACCTACGCCGTCACCGATAAGGCGCTCGCGGAAACGCTGCGCGGGATCGGGTTCGTCTCGATCGCGGGCTGGACGGACGCGGGCGCCGGGACGCTCCCGCCCGTGCTGACGGCCCTCGTGCCCAACACGGTCACGATCGGATCGCCGTCGCTGACGCTGCACGTCCAGGGCACCGGCTTCACCGACGCCTCAGTGATTACGTTTGCCGGCCACGACGAGCCGACCACACGGGTGTCGCCGACGGAGGTGACGACCGGGATCGACATGTCGGTCTGGCTGGGGCCGGACACGGTGCCGGTCACGGTGCGGAACGGGACCGGCGCGGCGAGTAACGCCGTGTCGTTCACGTTTACCGCAGCGCGGCGGGCACGCTGACATGGCCACGGTCCGCCTGCCGTTCTTCGGGCGGTTGCTCGAGCTGACCGCGAAGACCTTGACGGCGCCCTACAGCCCGGGCGCAGTCAGCGGCGGCGGCTGGTATCCCCTCGTCGTCCGCGAGCCGTATAGCGGCGCCTGGCAGGTCAACGTCGAAGGCCGCCGCGACCAGGTCCTGCAGTACTTCCCGGTGTTCGCGTGCGTCACCCTCATTGCCGCGGACCTCGGCAAGCTCACCCTGCGCCTCGTCGAGCAGAACGACGACGACGTGTGGGAAGAGACGACCTCGCCCGCGTTTTCGCCGGTCCTCCGCAAGCCGAACCGCTACCAAACCACCACAAAATTCGTCGAGCAGTGGATCACGTCGAAGCTGATGTGGGGCAACGCGTACGTGTTGAAAGAGCGCGACGCGCGCGGGGTCGTGACCGCCTTGTACGTGCTCGATCCGCTCCGCGTGATGCCGCTCATCGCGCCGGATGGCGGGATCTATTACCAGCTCCAGCATGACAATCTGTCGGGCACGCTGGCCCTGGCTGGCGACCCCGATAAGTTCATCGTCCCGGCCAGCGAAATCATCCACGACCGGATGGTGTGCCTGTTTCATCCGCTCGTGGGCATGTCGCCGATCTATGCGTGCGCGATGGCGGCGACGCAGGGGCTCGCGATCCAAAGCAGCTCCGCCGCGTTCTTCACCAATGGCAGCCGGCCGAGCGGGGTGCTGACGGTGCCGGCCGGAATGACGAAAGAGCAGCTCGACCAGGCGAAGACCGACTGGGCCGCGTTCAACGGGCCCAGCAATGCCGGCAAGATCGCGGTGATCACGGCCGACGTGAAATTCACCAGCCTGAGCATGAACGCGAGCGACGCGCAGTTGGTCGATCAGCTGAAGTGGACGGCCGAGAACATCTGCTCGTGCTTCCACGTGCCGCCCTACATGGTCGGCGTGGCCGAACCGCCGCGGGGCGTGCAGCTCGAAGCGATCCTGCAGATGTACTACTCGCAGTGCCTGCAATCGCTGATCACCAGCTTCGAAGACTGCCTCGATGAAGGACTCGGGATCGCCGGCACGGCGTACGGCACCGAATTCGACATCGACGATCTGATCTGGATGGACACGCCGACGAAGACCAAGGCCGCGGCCGACGCGATCGGGGCGGGCGCCATCTCGCCGGACGAAGCGCGGGCGCGGTACTTCGGCCTCGGCCCCGTGGAGGGCGGCGACACGCCCTACATGCAACAGCAAATGTTCAGCCTCAAGGCCCTGGCGCAGCGCGACGCGCAGGATCCCTTCGCGAAGCCGACGCCGGCCCCGATGGCCGCACCCGTGGCCGACCAGATCCCACCCGACCAGGTGGCGGCGACGGCGCGGCATCTGCTCGCGCGGGCGCTCGAGGCCGCATGACCGCCGCCGAGCTCGCGGCGATCGTCGAGGGGATTGCGCCGGTCATCCGGGAGGCGATCACCCGGGCGACCACCGAGATCCGCGAGCGGCAGATCGCGCTCGACCTCCAGGTGACGCAGTGGGGGGCGGCCGCGAACGAGACCCCCGTCTTGCGTGAGCGGGTCGCGACCCTCGAAGCCCGCGCGCCGGTGCCGGGTCCGCCTGGCCCCCCCGGGCGGGACGGGATCGATGGGCTCGGCGTCGAGGACCTCGCCGTCACGCAACGCGATGACCGCTCGTTCACGATCACAGCCGCCCACGGTGATCGCGTGAAGGAGATCGGGACAGCGCGGTTCGCGGTCGACCTGTATCGCGGGGTCTGGGCCGAGGGCCGCACCTACGAGCCCGGCGACAGCGTGACGTGGGCCGGGTCCGAGTGGCACTGCCTGGCGACGACGGCGACCAAGCCCGGCGACGGCAGCAAGGCGTGGACGCTGAAGGTCAAGCGGGGGCGGGATGGCAAGGACGGCAAGGACGGCCCCAGCGGCCCGCCAGGGCCCGCCGGCAAGGACTGGCGACAGGTCTATGACGACACGAGGCGGCGGTAAGCCGTGTCGACCTTCGTCACGCTCGACCAGGCGAAAGCCCGCTTGCGGATCACCTCGACGGATGAAGACGTGGACCTGCAGGCGCTCGTCGACCAGGCCGAGGCCCACATCCTCAACTGGTGCAGTGTGACGCCGCGCTGTCAGGCGCTCGTCGATGGCTGGATCGCCGATCCCGTGACGGTGCCGGCTGTCGTCGTGGCCGCGATTCTGGTGCAGTGCGGCGAACTCGACCGCTACCGCGGCGATGACCCCGACGGGCCGCCCCGTCCGTCCGACGAATCGCTCGGGGTGACCGTCCG